CAAAACCGCGGCTATCGCGCCGACAAAGAGAAAAAAGCCGCGCGGCATAAGCGGCTATGCAAGGGGGTGGAACGGATGAATTTAATAACAATTTCGGCACTTTCTGTTTTGCTTTTGATTTTGTGCTTTGCAGCGGCTTTGACCGTGCTTGCGGCAGCGGTCGTTATCGTTTTATTAAAGGGTCTTAAAAAAGAGCCTGCCGCCGAAAAGCGAGAGCTTTCGGAAGAAGAAAAAAACGAACAGCAGCGGCTTGAAAACAAGCAGAAGAAGATTAAAAGAGAATTTGAAAAGCTGCAGCAATATGACGGTCTTACGCCGGAAGAAAGAATATAAACGAAAATGAGCGCCGATATTTTTTCGGCGCTTTTTTGTTGTTTTTTAAAAAGTTGTCCCTTTTGTCCCCACCTTGGAGTTTAGAATTAAATTAAGGGGAAAGGAAA